GTGAGGAACGAAATAGCCGAAGACACTGCCGCCGCACCTGTGACATTTTGATACGGCCCCGAAGAAACGATGGGAGGGCTGATCGTCAGAGTCGCCGTAGACCTCGAATCCGAAGAAGTCACACCGACAGCTGCGGTGATGACAAACGGCTTCAGAATACCCGTGGACTGACGACTTTGTGGATTGATGGCGTTGACCGTAGCGATGGTAATGACTTCGCCCACCACAAACGTATCGGTCGAATTCCACCCCGCAGTAGAAAGACTTGCCCCGACCTGACCCCCAGTGATCGTCACGCCGTTGGTCGTTACATGAATCCCCGTTGAAAACGTGGGTACGTTCTGATCCATGTAGATTTCGTAGTTGCCGATCATCGCCAAGTAACCCTTTACGAGGGCGTCCTTAGCAGTAGGCATCACGAAAAGGTTGGTCTGCAAGTTAGAAGCGAGAGACCAGTAGGCGTTCGGATTCAGAACGAGCGTCCTGTTATCCTGGGGCGCTGCCAAGTCGTCCTGCCGCCTGCCTGTCAGTTGGACCGAGCTTGAGAAGGTCGCCGGGGTCGTACCGTTGGTGCCGACGTAATTCGATATCCCCGTGACATTCCCCAAAACGTCCTGATCCACCTGATTTGCTAGTGTCGCCATCGCCGGCTTCAAGTACCTTTCAGAGAATTCCTCGACCGTCAAGGTCAAGTCCTGAGAGGTGAACTGGAAGTCAGCGTGCTTCTGTTTATTGACTGTGATTGAAACGCTGGGCTCTGCAATGTCTTGCACTTGCAGACCCGGCCCCGAGCTGATCGTGAAGCGGTTGGGCTTGCGGATCGTAAGAGAAGCGCCGATCTTGACGAACTGATTCTCGAACTTCCGGTTCACCCTGTTAGCCGCAACAAGATTATTCTCCAAGATCACCAGGCTTTCTTTCGTGATGACCGAAGGAGTTAATAGTGCTGCTGAGGACATGAAATTCTCCTAGGGGTTAGGCTCGTGCCCCCGGACCACGTCTCGCCATCAATTCAGGTTTCCTTTTGGCTGCGTACTCTTCCATGGTTCCCTTCTCACCCAGTTCTTCCAGAGTTTGAGGGGTCGAAGTTTCGCCAGACTTGATGGGTTTGCCCGGTGCTGGAGCTTGAGATACTGGTTTCGCCACGGGAGGATTAAGTCTCGCCGTGATGATGCCCAGTTCCACGAGTTGTCGCGCCACATCGGGAACTGAATTCCCACTTTGATCTGTGGTATTCATGGATGAAATACGCTTGGCTTCTTCCGGGTTCTTCCCGAGGTAATACTGAATTTCTGGACCTTGTTCTGACTGGAGAATGGCGTAGGCCATCGGAAAAGAGACTTGTACATCAGGAGACTCGGCTACCTCGTGGTAATCCGAATACTTCTTGGAGGTCTCTTCTACACGCTGTTTGAACTTCTCCTGCACAGCTTTTTGCTGTGTCTGAGCAGTTTGTTCAGCGGCCTTGCGCTCTTGAGCCTCGATATGGCTCCTGACTTCCCTCTTCGCAATCCAAGCGGCCCGCTGGGTGACATAGTCATCCACAGCGACATCGTATTGGTCAGGGTCGGGAAAATCAGTCTTCTTCGGTCTTACGGGTTCCTTGTCTTCAGTTTCGGGCTTAGGCTCTTTGACCGTCGCTCTTTCAAGAGCGGTCAATATCCTAAGCTCTCGGGCTTCTGCGGCTTCTGCCCTGCGTCTTTCGTCTTCCCGTTGGCGGGTAAGCTCGTCTATCCTTTTCTGAACGCCCTGAGCCTTTTTAGGCTTGTCGTCTGCGGCGGGTGCCGGTTTGTCCGAGGGTGCTGGTTCCTCGATTTCTACTTCAGCAGCTACTTCAGCGTCCTTCTGGACGGTTACATCGGGCTTGGTCTCGATCACCGGCATGTCGTTGGTAGACGACAGACCTGGAGACTTGATGTCCAAGAGATCGAGCGTTGCTTGCTTCTCCACCTTCACGTCTGGCATGGTTAGTCCATGAATTTAAGCCCTATGCACACCATAGGTAGTGGGTAAAAACGCCTAGCATACTCCTAATGGAGGAGAAACATAAAGGCTACTTCTTCTTCCTCTTGTTCCTCTTCCTGAATTCTCAGCTTTTCCTGCTCTTTTCTCTTCGCTTGTTCTTCCTTGTAAAACACCTGCAAAGCCTCTCTTACCACCGACTCTACGATTTGTTGTTGAGACTCTGCATTCAGTGAAATGCGCTTTCTAGGCAGAAGCTGCTGTACCTTCTTCTCAATGTACGCTTCGACCTGTTTGGGTAAAGCGACAGGTTCAGGAGCGGCAGGGAGAATCCCCAGAGCGACACGCTGTAGGTGTTCTCTCGCTTTGCGTCTACATTCCCGCTCGTAAGGCGGTTCATAGTCTGGATACCCCCCAGCGCCTACAGGAAACCCAATTACAGCCGGAGGAGGAGGCGGTGGAGGAAGAGCTCCCTGAGCGTATCCCATCGTTACAATGAGATTGATATTGCCAATCATGTAGCCCTGAGTCGTGATGGTACTAAGGCTCATGCCGTTCTCGTAATGGTTGAAGGCGTTGAGGAGCTATCGTACCCGTAAGTCCTCGCAGTCGCTGCATGACTGGTAATGCTGTTCAAGGTTCTGGTCGTCCCCGAATTGCCGAATTCGGTGAGATTGGCGAGGATTTCGTATTGCATCTGCATCAACGTGCCGACGTTGCTGCTGGATCGATAGGACTCGGGTTGCGTCGTAGTGAGGACCGCGCTTGCAATCGCCGCTTCTTCTGCTGCTGTAAGGCTGTAGCCCGTCTTATCGAGGTTAATCGTGGTTGTCGCGTTGTAGCCGGTCTTGTCCTGCACCGTGGAGGCTGTGTAGCCTGTTTTGTCCAGATTGACCGTGGTGGTGGCGTTATAGCCTGTCTTGTCTATGGCTTGCGTACTAACATTCAAAGTCCCCGCAGAAGAAGTCACGGCGGACTTGTTCCAGATATTGACTAGATTGACATCTACTATTCCACTGGAGGTCGCTACGACTGAGCTATTAGCCCAGGACGAGACATTGACGATGTAACCGCTTTTATCGACTGCTTGGGTTGAGACCTGCAAGACCCCAGCTGAAGTTGTGACCGCGTTCGCTCCTTGTATCTGGATGACATTAACCGTCGTGGTGCCAACGACTGAGCCAACCGAACCTGTGACGCTTGCGGCAATATTCGTACTAGAAAAGACCGTTGACGAAGCGTACTGCTGATTGTTGGTCTTGGTAAGCTCCATTTCTATCGGAAGGGGAGCCATGTTCGGGGCCCCGTAGATATGGATCAGACTGCAAGTCCCCGCGGCAAGAGCCCCGTTGGGAATTCCAAACTGATACCACCCCAAAGCATTGGAGCTTGAGACTTGGGTAAAGGTCGCGGACGAATAAGTACCCAAAGTACCGGAAGTGCATGTCCCCGTAGAGATAGCGGCTTGAATGTCCTGTAACCATGTGAATGAGACCGAGGAAGCGATGATATTTGCAAGACCCGCTCCGGTAGAAACGGTGGCGTTCTGAATGAAGACGTTGGCAATCTGGGAGACTGTCCCGATTTGTCTTGAGAGCTTCACAGCGAATACTCCATGACCATCGAGAGTCTATCTCCGAGGAAGATATTTCCCGATCCCACTCCGCTTAGAGGCGCGGGGAACATGATCTGGCTCACCGCTCCAGAGAGAGGGTTCACTCCTACCCTCACCGGGATAAGAAGCGTTGAGTTATTAGGACTACCGAGAGAATTACTGCTAAAACCCGAAGAAACAAAACTTGAGCTTATGAACTCACTTTGACCCGAAACGACCGTGCTCCCATGTAACGTCTGTGTATCTCCGTCACCCGAAACCACCAAGACATAGTTGGTGCCCCCGGTAAGGTTAGTAGGGTTCGGAGTGACCAGCGTAGCACTGGTATGACCCTGCCAAGAGTCGCTGGACCCCGCCACTGCAACTCCTGCAGTTCCTTGCGCGATCAAAACCGTTTGCGAGGAGTTGTAGATTGCACAGCGTATGTTGTAAGCGGTATTCAGGTGAACCATCGCGGTAATCTCTGAAACTACCTGCGTCCCAGAACCCGGACATAAAAATGCCACGCTAGAGAAGTTGAAATCCGTTTCAGCGGTGAGAGTATTGGTTGATAGCGTACCAGTAGCATTTCCTGAAGAATCGCACAGCCCGAAAAACGTAGCCATCAGGCTTCCTCGTACTCATAGACTTTCCCGGAAGGCCCTTTCATCCTCGCTTTCTTCTTCTTTGTCGCCAAGGTTTTAAGGGCTTCGGCTACCTTGCTTTGAGATTCGCCTACAGACTTGAGACTTTCAGCGAGCTTGTTTGAGCTGGCATCTTTCAAAGAAGATTTCTCCTTCTCCCCGGCGGCGATGTCCTTGTCCTTCATCTCCAACTGCTGTTCCAGAGCTTTGACCTGTAAAGCAATGTCCTTTACATGACCTAGGTGCTTGTCCTGCATCTCGGCCACGATCTTCGTCAGTTTTGCCTCAAAGTCCTTCTCGACCTTCTGCCTAGCTGTTTCTATTTCGACCTGATGCTGCATTTGCTCGGTCTGCTTCTCCCCGCGAAGATGAAGGGCTTGCTTGTGATCTTGGCTGAGCTTCTGGAGCTGGGCTTGCAGATTCATCACCAGCGCCTTCGCTTCAGGCGGGAAGTCGGCCATGTTCTTGCCGAGCATCTGCGCAACCTGTGGAGGCAACATCGCGGCGAGTCTGGCAGCTATGTCCTCAGCGCCCGGCCAGTCCATGTTTTTAGCTATCAGATCGCCTATCAGAGGGCCTGACTGAGGAACCGCTTTCATGAAGGCGAGCATCGAGTCAGAAGCCTCAGCACGCTTGGAAGCGTAGCTCGGGCCTATGGTGACTGCGACTTCGTAATTACCTAGCTTCGGATTGTAGAGCTTGTCGATCTTCCCATTCATTCCCGGTCGGGTTTGGTGCGGGACGCCTAGGCTCGGCTCAATCTTGACTTGTTCTTCGCTATCATCCTCCCGAAGTATAGTAAGCACGCGAGGAGTATCATAAATCTTTGGGATGAGGTCGATGAGGATTCGGCCTGTATGCCTGAGACTACGTGCAAGATTGTCAACATAATGGAAATTGCCCAAATCTCCAGTACGCTTAAGTTCCCTAAGAGCCTTTCCAGATTCGTCATACGTTCTCTCCTGTAATGTGGCATCGAAACGGATGCCAGTTGTAGCCTGCATATCCTGAGCAGCAGCCATCTTCGCAGCGACTATGCCTTGAGGAGGGCCGGCGAACTGCTGCCTCTGTGGAGGGGGAGCAGGTTTTCCTGAGACCGAAGACGCTTTGTAAAGAAGGTAAGGATAGGTCTTCTGATTGGCGTCCTTCCATCTTTGCTCATGACCCTCTACCTGCCCCTCCTCCATGATGTAGGGAGCCTTTGGCATTAAAGCTACTTGCTCAGTCTCCGAAGTCACCCAGTAGTTGTACATCCGTTGGGCGTCCTTCGCGTTTCTGATGATGCCGGCCAAATAGACCTTGCCCTCGATCTCGACCTCATCCCCGATAACCTTGACTATCGGTATCCACTTGCCCGCCCATTCATGCTCTTCGAGGACTTCCTTTGCGCTAATCGTGTCCCAGTGAATCTTTTTGACCGAGACTTCGCGCTCGTTGGTAACGAAGCTAGGATCAGCCTTGGCTTGCTCTTGCAGCTCTGGGCTGAGCTCGTCCTCATAACCTACGTGCCCATTCTGAAGGTGGATAAGCTTACGGGTAGTCGTCTCGAAGTAGAAATACTCTGCCAGGCGGATATGAGTCTGCGTAGACCATTCCTTGTACTCGTCGCCCATGCCTCCTTGCTCCCAGGGCATCTTGTCGCCCTTGGGATATTGAGACTCGTAGTCTTCCCTTGTTATGAGGTCGGAGACAAAGCCCCACTTGGCATCCGAACCATCAGGCTCCTGGTGATCTGGGTCTAGGTAGACTCTAAACGGGTTCCTAATGCGCCCGATACGAATGACCTGGTCAAAACTACCCTCATCTTCGTACTCGGTAAGTACTCGCCAGTAGCCCCATCCATTAGATACAGCACCGTCGAACCCAGTGTCGTAGGCAACGTCAGCGTTACTCTGCCGCTCAATCTGGCGGATAAGCCCTTTGAGCATCTTTGCAGTGTGCGGATCACTCTTGTCTCCTATCGGACTTACGTTGATCGCGGGCCGGTTCTGCCTCTGGTCATTGGTGATCTGATGAGTAAAGGTCGGAATCTTATTGATCGTCAGGCAAGGGCGCTTCTCAAGGGTACGACTAGCCCTGATATCCTCGGGCCACTGGTCGCCCTTCTTGAACTTCAAGTCTTCGACGGCCATCTGCCTATTAATGGCCTCGACCTTCATGACGCGATCAAACCTCTTACGAGCTATGCGTAGAAACTCGTCGTCAGTCTTGGGCTTGCCCTTGGGGGCATCCGAAGGCTCTCTTGAAGTTTGGGCTTCAGCCAAGGTCTACCTCGCTCGGGACGACGCCTCGCTGCATGGCTTCGAGCGTCCTCTCTCTAAACCTCTTCCTGCCTGTGGATAAGAGCTTGGGGTTATCCACAACCAGGCGTGCCCAGAAACTGCCTCTGCCTGTAATAGCCATGAACTCAGCGACCTCACAGTCCTCGTTGATGTCATAACCAACGGACTCGTGAAATCGAACTGTAAGCTTTACGCCGCCATCCATTGCTGGTTCTCACTGTCTTTGGTGTACTGCAATATTTCTATAGGCTCCTGAGTCTGTATCTTGGCGGTCTTGTGGCCTACGGCTAAGTATCTGAAGGCGTCTGCCGCATGACTTGACCAGTCGTGCTGTGGGTAAGACTTCCAGTCGTGGAGCTTGTCATCGTAAGCTTTGTGGTAGGAGGCTAGAGCGTCTAGACCTCTCGCGCATTTCTCCCTATCGAACCAGCAGCGAGAGAGGATAGCCCGAGCCGCCTCAATTCCATCCTCAACCGTAAGCTTTGGGACCACCTGAAACACCAGCCCGAGAGATTGAGCAATCTCTCGCCTAGAGCGTCCAGAGCCCAACTCACGCACTTCGATATCGTGGGGGGCGTGGTGAGTTGAGTAGACGTAAGGCTTCGCTTGTAGGGCCTTGGCATAGTGGGGCAGTCCTTCTCCGCTAGCTTCGAGGTAGTCGATAACTCTGATCTCTCTGCCGGTGGATTGAGTGAACCAGATGGCCGTGGAGTCGCCGATCCCAAGGTCCCACCAAGTTTCCACGCCGAGTTCAGACTCGTAGGAAACTCGACCGATCCTGTTCTCTGATTCTGCTTGCTGTAATTGCTTTCCATAGTAGGCTCCAACCTGAACGCCCTCGAAGCTACAGTAGTATTCCTGCTGGATCAGCTCCTCGCTCATCCCCTCACGGCGCTCTTTGTCGATGTCAGACTTGGAGATAGCCAGTGTGTCGTCAACCGTGAGCAACTCGGCGTACCAGTCGCTATTTGATTTAGCCATTTGGTAAAGTTGATAGCCGTGGTTCTTTCCGCGCGGAGTGTAGTCAAAGATTGCCCAGCCTCCGTTCTCGCGAAGGATAGGACGAATGTAGTCCCAGGCTTTAGGGTCTTGGACGGAATATTCAGAGAAAACACACCCAAGCGGATTGGTCCCAAGCACACTGTCAATATTATCTGTACCGATGAGCTGGATGGCGGAACCGTTGATGAGTTCTTTACGAAGCTCAGTTTCATTGGAAGCTTTCACAACCTCGCGAGGAATATGCGCCATGAATGGAAAGCCCTCCCGATCTCTCCCATCCCACAAGACTTTCTTTGCTTGAGCATACGTAGGAAACATGTAGAAGTACGTTCCTACACGCTGGAAAGCGGCCTTGCAGACATAGTTGATGAAGGTCTTTTCCTTGCCTGACCTTCGGTGCCATACCGCTACAGCTCTCTTAATGCCTGAGTCCAGGGACCTCAGGATCGGGAGCTGGTAGGGCCTTGGCTGGTAGTTGTGTGGGATCGTAAGTGACAAGAGCTATCGCCAAAGAGCGTCCTTCGTCATCGACTGCATTCAAATCCATGGCTTGCAAGGTAGGCATGACCCTCGCAAGAAGTATCTCGGCTGCGCGTATCTGGGTATTGCTCATTTCCAATCTGCCAAGCACGTGATTGCGTAGTCGATTTATCAACATACTGGCGCGTATCTTTTCACGCCATTTCTCATGAAGAATGACCTTGCTAGTACGTGCTGGCATACGTATGTTCCACGGGCAACCTTACTGCTAACATGGTTATCCCCTGATCCTTTGTGGGCTTCTCGGATAGCTTGAGGGAATGGATCGACTCCCTCCCGTTGTCGTCCCTGTGGTCGTTCTGGCGATCTGTGGAGACTTCTTGGAACCCCCGCCCTGACTGCCTTTCCCGCCGATCTTGTTGCCCCCTGTTTTGTAGGGGTCGGTCTGGTCGTAAGGTTCATCAGGATCTTGGGTGTTGCCGAGCTTGTTCCCGAAGTAGGTCTGAACTACATGAGCCCCCACGGTCTTTCGAGACCTGTTACCAAAGGAGTTGCGCATCCTAGCCTCTCAGTTTTTGCACCGACTTGGGGGCTGAGCTCGAAAGAGGATAGCTGCCCTTGTGAGGCCGACTTCCTGATCCGACTGAAGTGTTCTGGGGGGCTGAGCCTGACTTTTTGCTCGGGGCTTGGGTGCTGGTCTTGGGTTTCATGATCGCCTTTCAATGGTTAAAAAAATGCCCGTGACCATTACACGGGCCTTGCCCAAGAGGAGGAGTTGGGCGGAATAGGTAGTATCACAAATCGCTTATAGCACTAGGCCTTGTGGTTGTCAAAGGGGGGTTTGTGGCCGATGAATAGAGAGCCTTCGCGGTTCAGGCGCGGCATGTGGTCAATGTGCAGCACTCTCCTCCAG